ATACTGAACTAGATGGTGAACCAGAAGCCATCGACGACGACGAGGAGCCTGACGATAGCGAGGTCAACCTTGAAGATGAAGAAGTTGAGGAAGTTGAAGCGGAAGAAGATGTTCCGTCAATCGATGCGCCCCAATTCTGGACTGATGGCGCTAAAGATGTTTTTTCATCACTGCCTGCTGAAGCACAGTCTGTTATTGCAGATGAAGTTAAGCGGTCACAAGCTGAAACAACTAGAGCGCAACAAGCTGCGGCTGAAGTAACTAAACAGTCAATGCAACGTATGGAACAACTACATGGTGTTATTGAGTCAGTACAAACTGAAACAGCAACATTAGATAGATTGTTTGATGAGCGTTGGAATAACATTGATTGGGTAGCTATGTCGCAAAGAGACCCATCAGAATACTTGCAAAACAAAGCGTTGTTTGAAGCTGAGTCGCAAGCCTTAGAGGTTCATAAAGAATCTGCGGTCAATGCACAAAAAGAATACGAACAACAGATATTGCAAGAAAACTTTGCAAATGTACCTAAACTGTTTCCAGATTTATTGGATGCTGTTAAAGGCCCGGAAATACAACAAACATTAACTAAGACATTGTTGGATCTAGGAGCTACACCAGAAGAACTTAGGTTTGCAAAGCCAGGAATGTTAGCTTTGGCTTATGATGGTATTAAATACCGCAACAGTCAGAAAAAACTTTCAAAAACTAGCGCAAAACCTGTGCCCAAGACAATCAAGTCAAAAGGCAAATCAGCAGGTAATGCAAATTCATTAAGAAAAGCTCGTGCTGCAAAACGTTTCAATAAATCTAATTCATTAGATGATGCTGTAGCGTTATTGTTATCGAGTTAGCTATCAACAGGAGATATTAAGATGGCTGCACCAACAAACACAATCGTACCAGCAGGTGTTGCTGGCAACAGAGAGGATCTCTCAAATCTCATCGAGCGCGTTGCTCCTGAGAAAACACCATTCTGCTCAAACATTAAAGGCGGCGGCGTAAAAGTTACTGCTACACGTCATGAGTGGCAAACAGAAACACTAGCAACTCCAGATGCTGCTTCAGCACAAGTTGATGGTGATGATACTACATCATTCGAGGCTAACACAAGAACTCGTGTTGCTAACCGCGTACAAACTAAAAAGCGTGCGGTAGTTGTAGCTGGCATACAAGAAGCTGTTGACTCAGCTGGCGTAGCGTCAGAAATGGCTAGACAAAAGCTTATCAAAGGTATTGAGCTAAAGCGTGACTTTGAAGCTCGTTTCATTGGTAACTACGCTTCATCTGAAGAATCAGGTGCAAATGGCCGTAAAGCTGCTGGTGCATTAGCATGGGCAACTTCAAACGTGTCACGTGGTTCAGGTGGTGCTAATGGTGGATATAGCGGAACAGATTGTGCTGCTGCTACAAATGGTACACAGCGTACTTTCACTAAAACTATCATGGATGCCGTAATCCAATCTGGATTTAATAATGGCGCTACATTTTCACAAATCTACATGAGTGCTGCTCATAAAGCAATATTTGCTGGATTTGCTGGTCTTGCAGCTAATCGTTATGAAATTAACGGAATGGATGAAGGCGTAGTTGTTGGCGGTGCAGACGTTTATTTGTCTAACCACGGCAAACTAACTATAATACCAGTACAGTATGGCCTAACACGCGATGCTCTATTTGTAGATCCGTCCATGTGTACATTAGGTACATTACGTTCACCACGTTATGAAGAACTATCCAAAACTGGTGACAACGAAAAAGGTCAAATCCTTGGTGATATGACACTTATCGTGAAAAACGAAAAAGGTCTTGGCGTAGCCGCAGACTTAACCTAGTTTTAGGTAACAAATGGGGGTTGGCATTTGCCAGCCCCTACATACAGGAGATAAATATGCCAAAAGCAAAAGCACCAAAGATTAAAGCAAAAATACAAAAAGATGACGGCATTGAATGCATTGTCACCAAAAAAGGCGGTATAGCGCAAATAAGAACTGGTAAATCAAATGCTGATGGTAGTGAAATATGTTATAAAAAAGGCGACATATTTAAAACAAATGCAGCACAAGCTAAGTTATTAGAAGAAAACGATTTAGTAGTAGCAAGGGATTAACATGAGTAGTTTTAAACCATTTTCATATGATGCAGCAACAGGCATGAAGCATAGCCTTGCAGTTGATAGCACAACAGATGAAATGTATGTAAAAACAGAGCAAGATGTTACTAAAATATTAGATAGCAACAAAAAACAGCAGTATGATGCTAAAGGAACACTAGGAAAAGCTGATCTAGTTAAAGTTGGCACAATACCACTAGGCCTAATACAGCATTGGAAAGCAACAGAAGGCATTGATGTATTTAATCAAGACCATTGGCCTCGTGTTGTAGAAAAATTAAACAGTAATGAGTTCCAGGCATTGCGAGTAGCGCAGTTTAAGGTGTAGTTATGGCATTTGCAAATCTAGGCGAGTTAAAAACAGTTATAAATGACACGTTAAATCGTGATGATTTGACTGCACAAATACCTAATTTTATTAAAATGAATGAAGAAAGCGTTAACCGCAAAGTCAATGTATCTGAGATGGAAGAATACACTGAGTTTACTATAAACGTAGGGCAAACAACATTGCCTACAAATTTCTTAGAAATGCGTAATATACAAATGAAAAGCTCTGAATATCCATTGCAATATGTACCACATAACGCATTAGATGGCATAGGCTCTGACTCAGGTATACCTAGATTTTATTCTATACAAGGCACTAAACTATTATTTTACCCGTTTCCCCCGGATGCTACTATTGGCATTATGAGATACTTGGCTGAAGTAACGCCATTAGTAAATGATGTAGATACAAATTGGTTATTAAGTAAATCGCCGCAAATATACTTGTATGGAACATTATTACACGCTGCACCATTTTTAAATGATGACAGCAGATTGCCTGTCTGGAGTGCGTTGTTTGAAGATGCTGTTAAGGCATTAAATGACCAAGATAAACGCAGAATGTCAGGAACAAAACCACAGATGATAAACGCAACAGCAGGATACTATTAATATGCCTACAACAACTAACTATGGCTGGACATATAATACACCAGGCACTGCACAAGATACATGGGGCGGTGATCTAAACGCTACGCAAATAGCAATTGATGCACAAGTAAAAACTAATGAAAACCTTGCTAACAGTAAAGCACCATTAGCAAGCCCTACATTTACAGGCACAGTAACAGGGCCAACATTTGCTGGTAATCTTACAGGCAATGTTACAGGTAACGTAACAGGCAACGTTACGGGCGCTGTGACAGGCAATGCAACGTCAGCAGATAAGTGGTCTACTGCTAGAACAGTAACGCTAACAGGCGCTGTAACAGGTAGTGTAGCATTTGATGGCACTGGTAACTTTTCGTTAGCTACAACATTAGCTACTGTAGCTGATGGTACATTTACAATAGCAAAAACAACAGGTTTACAATCTGCACTAGACAGCAAAGTAGCACACGCAAGCGGCAATGGCAGGACAATAACTGTAGGCAATACAGCGCCTACAAGCCCTTTAACAGATGATATTTGGTTTGATACAACGGCATAATGGCGATAAAAACTTATAACGGCACAGCATTTGCAGACGCAACAGCTAAGTATTACAATGGTAGTGCGTGGGTAGAACCTAACAGCGGTGTTAAGCGTTGGAATGGAAGTGCATGGGAAGTTGTTTCTACTGCATTTGAGGCAACACTAACGCAAACAACATTGTCTGGTTCAACAACATACAACTCACAACTAGGTAGTTACACAGGTGTTACAAGTAGCCCTGGCACTGGTTATACAGCTGTAACAGTAACAGGCGGTAAAGCGCCATTTACATATCAATGGTTTTATGTATCTGGCACTGTAAGTAGTATCAATCTGTTTCCGCAACTGCCTACGCAGTATACTACAAGATTTAGTTTTAATTATGCGTTATCAGCAGGCAATGCTGTTTACAGATGCCAAGTAACAGATGCCGACAACAACGTAATTAATTCAGATACAGTTACAGTGAGTTTTAGTTAATGTTAGTACCATTAAACATACCGCCCGGTGTATACACCAACGGAACAGAGTATCAGTCTAAAGGCCGTAACTTTGATGCTAACCTTGTGCGTTGGCAGTTTGGTGCATTAGGGCCAATGGGCGGTTGGAGGCAAAGAACAACTACAACTGTAAGCGGTAAAGCAAGACGTGTTATATCTTGGCGTGATAACAGTAATCAAATATTTGCTGCTATAGGTACTAACAGTAACTTGTACGCTATGACTGTTGGTGGTGCTGTAACAGACATAACGCCTTCTGGATTGACTACAGGCAGGGCAGATGCAGATACAGGTGCTGGTTATGGCACAGGATTATATGGTCGTGGGCCGTATGGTGTTAGTAACCCTGCTGTAACTAATACTATAAATCCAGCAAGTGTGTGGTCATTAGATACTTTTGGACAAATATTACTAGGTGTATTGCCTGATGACGGCAAACTGTACGAATGGAATGTAGATGTTAATGTTGATGCTACACAAGTAACAAATGCGCCTGTAAGTAATAAAGCAGTATTAGTAACACCAGAACGTATTGTAATGTGCCTTGGAGCAGCAGGAGTGCCAAGAGATGTTGCTTGGTCAGATCAAGAAGATAGAAACCAATGGACAGCAGCAGCTAACAACCAAGCTGGTAACTTTAGTTTACAAACAGCTGGTACAATATTAAATGCTGTCAATGTTAAAGGTGGTAGTCTTATATTTACAGACAAAGACGTATGGCGCGTTGTATATTTAGGGCCACCATTAGTGTACGGATTTCCACAAGATAATGCTGGTGGTGGTTTAGTGTCTGCTGGTGCGGTGACAACAGCTGATGGCGCAGCATATTGGATGTCACATGAAAACTTTTATGTTTATACAGGTTACAGCCAACCTATAAAATGCGACGTACATGATGCAGTGTTTAAAGATATTAACAGGGCGCAAATTAGCAAAGTTACTGCTTGGCATAATGCATCATTTGGTGAGGTTTGGTGGTTTTACCCCAGCGCTGATAGCACTGAAAATGACAAATATGTGGTTTATGACTATAGAGAAGGACATTGGAATAAAGGCAGTTTATCGCGATTATGCGCGACAGACAAAGCGCCATTACCATATCCAATAGCTGTAGATGCTACTGGCAAGATATATGACCATGAGTTTGGTTATGATCACAATGGTGATGTTAGTTTTATTGAGCATGGCCCTGTAGAATTAGGTACAGGTGAAAATAGCTCTAATCTTACGTTTTTATATCCTGATGAAAGCGCACAAGGCGACGTTAGCATGACTTTCAAAACTAAAATGTATCCTAACGGCACAGAACGTAGTTTTGGCCCATATACAGCAACTAGGCAACCTGTACCAATAAGAGTACATGGCAGACAAATGCTTGTTAAGGCAATAGGTGCAGAGTCAACTAATTGGAGGCTTGGTGTACCGCGTATTGAAGTTAAACCAGGGAGCAAACGATGAGGCTACCTGATGCAATGCCAACATATGATGCAGTAAATGAAATAGAAACACGTCGTAATATTACATATGAAATGACGCAAACACGCAAGATTAATGAAGATATAAATATAAACGCAAATAATAGATTAATACTTACAAGTCCGAACGGCACACGTTACAGCGCAAGTATTGATAACTCTGGAGTATTATCTTGGACAGCATTGTAAACATAGATAATCATAAGGAACAAATCGTAAACGCACTAGCACGTTCGGGGCATGAGCATACATATGAAGAAGTTAAAGAGGCTGTAATAAACAAAGAAGCGCAATATTGGCCAGCAAATAATAGTGCTGCAATAACACAAATAGCTAATAAATCAGATGGTACTATTGGACTAAATGTGTGGCTTTATGGAGGCAACTTAAAAGATTTTTATCCATTGGTTGTGTCTGCAAAAAAATATGTAAAAGATTTAGGCGGTGATTACATTATGACATTTGGTCATCGCAAAGGTTGGAATAAATTATTAAAAAAACTAGGTTTTGTTGAGCATGGCAAAACTTTAATATGGAGGCTGTAATGGGCAGTAAAAAGAAAAAAGTAGAAACAACAGATAATACAGTTGACCCTTTTACACAAAATATGATTAATACTGCCGCATCAAATGCAAGAGGTTTTGGTGAGCAGGCATATACACCTTACACAGGCGAACGTGTTGCTGGTGTAAGTAACATGGAAACAAATGCTTTAGCAAATTACATGGGTAATAATGTAAGCAACCGGGGTTTTGTTGAGCAAGGTTTAACAATGGCACAGCAAGGCGCACAATACACGCCTGACCAAATACAAACACAAAACTTTACTGATGCTGATATTAGCGGATACATGAACCCATACATGGAAAACGTTATTGGCAACGCATTAAGTGATATAGAACGTAGAGAAATGGCTAGTGCTGAAAATATAGATGCACAAGCGTCTAAAGCATCTGCATTTGGTGGTTCAAGACAAGCAATACAGCAAGCTGAAAATACACGTAATTTTACAGAAATAGCTGCAAAAACTGCCGCAGAGTTGCGTAGTCAGGGTTACGAAGATGCTGCAAATAGAGTGCAAGCAGATGCACAAAGACAGCTTATGGCAGACCAATATAATCAATCGGCTGGATTACGCGGTGCAGATATGAGGGCTAGAAGTGCAGCGCAAATAGCTGATATGGCTGGACAACTATCTGACGCTGATTTACGTGCATATGGCTTAGAAAGTCAATATGGACAAACACAACGTGAGCTAGAGCAAGCACAATTAGATGCAATGTATAATGAAGCTATTAGACAATATGATGACGCATACAGACGTTCTAATATTGAACTTGGTATACTTGGTGGAACACCACAAATAGTTGATAGCAATAGAACAACTACAGAGTCAGGTGGTATGGGCATAGGTGGTTTGTTAACAAGTGCATTGTCTGGCATAAAAATACCTGGATTACCTTACAAGTAAAGAAAGCAATAACATGAGAAACATTAACATATTAGGTAATTTATTTGCAAAAGATGATAGACAATTAACTGACGAAGAACGTAGGTTAAGAGCATCATTGGGCATAAAACTACCATCACAAATGATGGACACAAGGCCTGTTGCTATGCCGCCAGAACAAACGCAAGTAATGCCAAATAATATGTCACAACAGCAACCATTTAGTTACGGCAATAAAATAACGATGCCAGAACAGTTTAAATTAAACACACCTCCACGAATGCAAACAACGACAAAGGCAGATTTACTTAATGGTTTAGCACCTAAAACAACAGCTAATAATCTTATAACACCACAAATGCAAAACCAAATAAATAAAGAGCGAACTATAGCATTAGATCGTAAAAAAGATGGTACACAAGTAACAGATTTTGATGGTGAAAAAGGTGTAAGAACTTTTACTCCTAATAATTTAAATGGTTCAATATTAAGTCAACAAAACCGAACATCAAAAATTCCGCAAGAAAAAACTGAATTAGATGAAATTAACGCAGAGTTAAACAATGAATATAAATCAGGTAAACTTAAATTAGGTGATTATATACAAATATTAGCTGGTGCAGCATCGGATGCATTTGCAATACCGGGTACAGGAAGCAATGTAATGCAGGGTGTGTTAGCTAGGCAAGCTGCAAGTGAAGATGCTATGCGTAGTGATTATGATGCTAGACGTAGCAATTTAATTGAAAGAAAAAATACATTACTTGATAGACAAAATATACAACAAGAAAATGAACGCACTATTGTTGGTGATGTTACACCAGAACTTGTAGATGGTGTATGGGTTAATCAAGGCAGAAATAAATATGGAAAACCGATAAATTTAGGCCCAGTTTCTACATCGGATTTAACACAAATGAAAAATACTATGAAAATGAATGAGATACAGCTTGAGGGACTTAGGAATACTACTGAAATAAACAGTTTAGGCATCAACCCGGACAGTAAAAAAGTAATATTTAGCAAAAACGATGAAGGTATATTGGTGGGTACAACACAATTTGATACAAAATATGGTGGAGTACACACACGAGAAGCAACTGAAGCTGAAATAAGAGATCAAGGCAGAAAAGATAGAATGGATGAGTTAGAAATAAAACAGATAATAGCAAACTTAGAAAAAACAGACACTGAGACAAACAGAACAAAAAATTTAATTAAAAAAGCAAAATCTGGTTTAACAAGAGGTAAGCCAAAAGAAATGTTTACAGAAAGTGGTGTTGGATACAATGTAGTTTATGATGGTAAAAATTATATAGATATGCAAACAGGAGATCCAATTAAAGAAAATTTATATAGCTTTAACACTTACAGCAAATTAAGTGAAATGGATGAAGAAGAAAAAGAAAAAGCTAATAAAAAAGAAATAGCAGAGGCTGCGGCAAAAGCATATGAACGTGATTTTTATGATTTATTATCTAAAGATAAATTATTATCAGCATATGGCTTCAAAAGCTATAGTGGTATACTTAGAGGTATGCCTGCTGCTAGTTTACAGGCAGACATAGAAAGACTTGTTTCTAGTGACACAATAGATGTAATATCTGGCGTTACTTTTGGTGCATTAAGTGAAAATGAATTAAGATTTGCTAAATTAGCTGCAAGTCCATTATCAGATTATAGACTTACACCTGATGAAGCATTTACTAAATATTTGCAATTAGAAGCATTGACAGCAAAAGGTAGCAAGGTAAAGGGCAATGAAAATAATTGGATAACAAATGATTATAGAAATCGTAAGTTAAACAAAAACACTTTGCTTGAAAAATTAAATTTAAGCAATGAAACAAGAAATATACAATTACTTGATGCAAGTGGCAAGCCAGCTGTAAACAATCAAGGTGACAGAATATTTGTTGCAGCAACGCCTGTAAATCTAGCAGAATATTATTTAAAAAAGAATAATAGCTGGCCAATAGATTCACCAAACGAAAGCAAATAACATGAGTGATTATGTAGTAATAAGAAATGAAGATGGTACAGAAACAAGAGTTTTGCGTACAGAAGCAGAAAGAAGTAATAATATAACAACAAACAACAACGGCAAAAGTAGCCTTAAAGACATATATCAAAGTAGTATTGATGCAAGTCGCAACGCCCTAAATATAGGTACACAAGCTATGAAGTACGGGGGTGGAACGAGGTTGCCGACAAGTATGGCGACTAAACTTGTAGGTAATGTAGCATTAGATATTGCGAGTGATCCAATTGATGAACTAATTGTGCAGCCTGCAAAAAGCGCAATAAACCTACCAGGTAATTTACTTAGTACAGTGGATAATAGTATTAAGGCATATAGTGGTTTAATGCGTGGTGATCTGCCATATGCAAGCGAACGTGCATTGGGTGCTGTTGGTGATGCTGGCAAAACAGCTATGAGTGGATTAGATGTAGCATCTTTTATACCAGGCTTTAAGGCTGCTGGTAAAGGTTTTAATGAAGCTGGTGATATAATAAAAAAGCAATTAGGCACTAAACCAATTGATACAAATTTAGACAAATTATTGTACGAGCCGACAATAGGTGATACAGCAGCAGTATTTGCAAGGCAACCAGATGGCAATGAAATATTAAAAAATAAATTTGAAGGTGAGCCAAGTCGTATACGTGGTGAAGAAATAGAATTACTTGATACAAACCTACCAACAGATTTTGGTAGTGCAAGGGCAAGCGCAAATACAAATATAGAACTTGGTAATGAAGGTTTTGCAGCTTTTAGAGACAGTGGTAAACGTGCAAAATTAATCAAAGAAAAAAACATTAAAAATCCAAAAAATATTGAAGAATTAATAGCAACAACACCTACATTGCGTAAATTGCAAAATGATATGTATAACACAAGAGTTTTAGGAACTAATGTAGAAAATGTTGTTGTGAAGCCAGATTTATCAAAATATAGAAAAGTTGGAGATAAATATTACCAGCCTGGAACTGGAAATTCTTTAATAGAAGTGCCAGCTAACAAAACACAACCGACTATAGTACGTGTACCTAAAGGCACACAAAATGATATATATCAAGACATGAAATTACAATTAGATGAAATGCTTGATAGCGGCAAAATCGATAATGCAACAAGGGTCAAATTTAGAGAATATTTAGAAAAACAATCTGGATATGGTGGCGCTAATGAAAAATTTGCCAAAGGTAAAAGCACAATTGCAAATTTAGATACAGGAAAAAAAATATATAAAAGCGATACAAAAATAGAAGAATTTACACAAATAATAGATAATGCATCACCAGATGAATTAAAAAATATAAAAAGTGGTTTTGCTGAAGAAATTACAAAAATTACTAATACAAATGTTGATCTGCCATTAAAAATAAAAGAATTAAATAACCCATTAACAAAACAAAAAATGGAAATATTATTTGGTAAAGACGCAACAAAAAACATACTTGATGGATTAAATAAAACCACAAAACAATCTAGTGTGTTAAGTAATATATTAGTAAATCCTAAAATTGATGAGCGACTAGTAACAAATGCAGCGCAATCACTTTCAAATAAATTAAGAGGAAAATTAGCATTTGGTGCAAAACGTGCTGTAAGAGTAGAAAGAGGTTACGAAGATGCTGCATCTGCAATAATTAATCCTAATATAAAACTAGATGAAAACATAATTAAAAACTTTGCGTTAATAGCAGACCAAAGTCCTGAAGTTGCACAAAAATTGTTAAGTAGAGTTCCTAGGAATAGAGCAATAAAACTATTAAAATATGCGGGTGGTTTAGTAGGTAGGCAAACAATATTAAAATCTGGGCAAGATGCAGTGCCACCAAATACAGCTGAAGCAATAAGCAATGAAGCTATGAATACAGGATTAGCTGTAGAAAATGTACGCAAAAAAGGTGTGAATGCATTAAGTAATCTTTTTGCTGGTGTTAGAAACAAATGATTAGCCGCAAACCCATACTAAAAGCTAAAATGAAATGCAACAAGCCTAGACGTACGCCTGGGCATAGTAAAAAGTCGCACGTTGTAAAATCGTGTTATGACGGCAAAGAAAAAATTATACGCTTTGGACAGCAAGGTGCTAGTACAGCAGGAAAGCCTAAGTCTGGTGAGAGCCAGCGTATGAAGAAAAAGAGAGCTAGTTTTAAAGCGAGACATCGCAAGAACATAGCAAAAGGTAAATCAAGCGCAGCCTATTGGGCTGACCGCGTAAAATGGTAATGGAGAGTTAAATGCCAATAGCTGAAGATAGTGCTGGTGGTTCACCCGTACCCGTACCTACAGACTTAACTACAAACCTTACTGGAGAAGCAACAGGTAGTGGTAAGTTAGATTACACAACAGGCGATATAGATATTGCAGTAACTGTTGTAGATAATGGTCACAATCACATACTTAGCAATATTACAGACGTACAAGTTAACAATGCAATAAGCGGTCAGATACTTGTTTACA